GCGATTGACCCGGCTGTCTCGGCGAACGAGGACAGCGACGAAACAGGCATCATCACGGCCGCGCTGACGCGTTCAGAGCATATCCTGGTGCTCGACGATGACTCCTGCAAAGAATCGCCGCTCGGCTGGGCGCGCGCTGCCGTCGCCCGGTACAAGATGCGGCGCGCCGATCGGATAGTCGCCGAAGTCAACAATGGCGGCGACCTGGTTGCGGCGAACCTTTACACGGTGGCGCCAGAGGTTCCGTTCCGCGCAGTGCGCGCCAGCCGCGGGAAAGCAGTCCGCGCCGAACCGGTGGCCGCCATGTACGAGCAAGGTAGGGTGCATCACGTGGGACAGTTCACCACGCTGGAAGATCAGCTCTGTGAGTACGTCCCAGGGATCACCGACAAGTCGCCGGATCGCATGGACGCGCTGGTTTGGGCAATCACGGAACTTGTCGTTGATCCGGAGATGCAAGAACTGGCGCTGATGCGCGAGCGCGACTGGTACCAGATCAGCCCGATTTAGCCGAATCCTTGACACGGAATCCGCATAACGGATATCATTCCGCTATGAACTTTTGGCAACAGATTCTACTTTCTCAAGCATCCGCGGCGCTACACGCGATCTTTCTTGCGTTCGGCTCCAAATACTTCACTACTTCAGAACAGGCGGCCGTTACGACCGTAATCGACGCATTGATTGACCTGCCGCGTCGGATACACAGTGGCACACCCCAGGCTGTAACAGTCGGAGTCCCATCGCAAGACCAATCGTTTGGGACTTGGGATGACGCTATCGATTCGATTGCCAAAAAGCGCATCCGTAAGGCGAGCAAAAAATAATCCTTGCAATCTGTATCCGTCTGACGGATACTTGTCTTGTCCGACTCCTAAGTGACCCGCTGCTGAGTATCTCGGGGGAGGTGATCAGCAGCGGGATTTTTGAGGAACTATGAAACTTATCTTTCCGATCGTCTTCGGCCTGATTGTATTCTGCTCTTTCGTTTTGCCTCAGTACGTGGCAGCGCAAGGTTACGTCGCGCGTCTCGTCGCGATCGCGGTAACGCGCTGATGGGAATCAAGATCAACAAGTGCCAGAAGTGTGGTCACGAGTGGCCGCAGTCCGGCAAGGTTCCGCCGAGGCGCTGCCCGGCTCCAGGTTGCCGTACGGTCAAATGGCAGAAAGCGAAGGCGGCTAAATGATCACTTCTGGAAATGACCAGTCGGCAGCCGTAAGATGCGTCAAGCACGGGCGCAACGCGGGCGGCGTGTTCTTCCGTCCTGAGCCGTACGAGGGCGGATGCGCCGATTACATTTGCCTGCACTGCTGGATGGATGCAGGCGAGCCGATGCAGCTTGCGCGTCATGAATTCGAAGCTATCCGGTACCAAGTTCCGGCGAGGGTAGCGAAATGATTGAGCGAATCCTCCAATCCTGGTGCCGGCGCTTCCACAAGCGAATCAGTTGGGTAGTCAACGGGCGGTACACGTGCTGGCGCTGCCTGCGTACGTACGAAGCGGGTTACCGATGAAGCTAATCTCTTTGTGGGAGCCTTGGGCCACGTTGATGGCTATCGGCGCAAAGCGAATCGAAACGCGATCCTGGAGTACGTCATATCGGGGCTGGCTGGCGATCCAGGCCAGTAAAGGCGGGCTCAGCAAACGCGATCTTACGGACTGCCTGGAGGAACCCTCCTTCAAGTTGGCGCTAGCGGGCGAGGCATTGCGGCCTGGACACATCGTCGCCGTTGTCAATCTCGTGGAATGCTTCCCGACTCAGGCGCGTATTTGTCTGCCTGGAGTATTCGATGATTACCCGGAACTCGACACTCAGCAGGAGCGAGCGTTTGGAGATTTCAGTGAAGGCCGTTGGGGATGGGTGACTGATCATCTATTTCGTCTTCCAGAGCCGATCCCGTTCCGCGCCAAGCAAGGGCTATGCGATGTCGACAATGCATCCCTAGTCGAGATCAGGCGGCAATGGCGAGAAGGGCGGCCAGCATGATCCTACCGACTGTCTCCTGCGTGATGCTCGCGAACGGCCGCCCGGAGATGGCGCGACGTGCGGCGCAAAGCTTCCTCGCTCAAACGTACGAGGGCCACAAAGACTTGCTCGTCTGGAATAATCCAGGCAATCGCTCCATCGGATGGTTCCGCAACGAAGCGAACGCGACGGTCAAAGCCGACATCATCCTGCACTGGGATTCCGACGATTGGTCGCACCCGAACCGCATCGCCGAGCAGGTCGCGCTGCTGCAGTCGTCCGGCGCGGAGTGCGTCGGGTATGACGAGATGCTGTTCTTTACCGAATCCGACACTGCCCGCATGGCCAAAGGATTTTACGGCGTGTCGAAGCGACCGTCTGAACTTGGGCTGGAAGAATCGACGGCGCCCAAAGGCGAAGCATGGCTCTACCGGGCAGCCGTGCCGAACTACGCCGTAGGGACCAGCATGTGTTACTGGCGCGAGACGTGGCAGCGCAATCCGTTCCCAGACCGTTCGGAAGGATGCGACGATCTGGACTGGTTCAATCGCGGCGTGAAGATCGAGAGCGTGAGTTCCGTTCAGATACAGCCCGATACGATACTTGAACCCAGCGCGCGCATGATTGCCAGCATCCATGGCGGCAATACATGCGCGAAGATCGACGCCGGCATGCGAGAATGGCGGCGCGTTCCGCAGTGGGACGCGTACTGTCGAGAGGCGATGAAGCTAAGGAATACCAGCATTTTACGCGGACATGGGACCTTCGAACGGATTGACTATTGACAGGATTAGAGTATCAGGAAATTATGAGCCTGGAAATTGCAAATGGGCGACGATGGTCGAGCAGCGTGCCAATCGTAGGGATTCGCGGAGGGTTGCTTAAATGTCAGTGTGGTATGTCATACCGTCTATTCGGCCGAACGGCGGCACGATTCCATTGTGGAGAGAAAGGGGATACCGCGTTGCCTGCCTGCGCCAAGGCGACCTGATCGACTGCGAGCTGTTGATTCCGACCGGGGGGTACCGCGGCTGGGCAGCTAGCGTGAATATTCTCGCAAAGTCTGTCGTCGAGATGGATCCGACGGCCGAATGGATCGTGACAGGCGGCGACGATTACGAACCGGACATGAGCAAATCCCCTGCACAGATTGCGTATGAGTGCTTCGATCATTTCTCCAAGCCTTTCCCTGCGGCATGGGATACGCAATCAACCTTCGGCGTCATGCAGCCGACCGGCGACCGCTGGGGCGACAGCCAGGCCACGCGCGCACAGTACGGCGAGAACCGCGGCGCGTACCTCGACCGAATCGCCGGCAGCCCGTGGATGGGTCGCGAGTGGGTCAAGCGCGCGTACGGAGGCAATGGGCCGATGTTCGGCGGATATCACCACATGTACGCTGATGAAGAGCTAAAGGAGGTCGCCGAAAAGCTCGGCGTCTACTGGGCGCGGCGCGATATCGTACAGCTTCACCAGCATTGGGGGCGCAAGCCAGGCGACGAATTCGCCGACATTCGCGATTGCCCCGACTTCCTGCTGCCGGTCAACACGCCGCAGCACTGGCACGAATCGCAGCGCCTGTTCGTCGAGCGCAAGGCGGCCGGATGGCCTGGGAGTGATTCGTTATGAACGTTGCTACATTGATTCTTCAACTTCAACAAATGGCCCAGCCCGATGACGAGGTTATGTTGATTGTTGAGGATGGATACTCTCGCGAGACGATGCAAGGCGTATTCACTGGTAAGGTGATCGGCACAGGTACGGGAGCCGAAACCGGGAAGTGCGAGATATACGGAATCGAATGAAACGACTTTACATCACCTTCTCGGGCGCGGCGTACGACGAGACGACATCCCGCATTGTCGAGTTCGCGCCGCGCTTCGGGGCTGACGAAGTTCTCGTGTACGATGACTCTTGGCTGATGAATCAGGAGTTTTATCAGCTCAACAAGTGGCTGTGGACGTACCCGGACACGACCGACCCGAAGCGGGCGCCGCGCGGGTTCGGCTGGTTCTGCTGGAAACCGTTCATCATCCTCGACGCGCTGAACCGCATGCAGGACGGTGACATCGTTCTGTTCACCGACGCTGACACGTTTCCGATTCACGACTTCGGGATGCTTTACGATGAATGCGCGCGCATCGGTGGAACGATGCTGTTTTCTGCCAACGGCTGCGGGAATGATCACTGGTGCAAGGAAGACTGCTTCATCGTGATGGGACAGGACGAGGCGGAATACCGCGGTCTGCCGCATGGCGTCGCGCGCTTCATGCTCTTTCAAAAGGGTCCGTGGCACGTGCGCCAGTTCCTGATTGAATGGCTGACGTACTGCCTGAACCCGATCGCGACGACGTTCGACCGCAGCAGATACCGACAGGACCCGCCCGAATTGAACGAGCATCGTACCGAGCAGGCCATCATGACGCTTCTCGCCCACAAGTACGGACACAAGCTCTACCGTGAAGCGTGCCAGTTCGGCGCGACCCAGCCACAAGACCAACAGCTTTATCCGCAACTGTTCCAGCAGGTCGGATGCGCGCACCACGTCAAGAGCTTGGCAGGATCGAGGTTTAGAAACGTATGAATCAACCAAGGATTAAACTATTACAGTCTCTGATTGAGAAGTCAGAGGACATCCAATTCAAGACAGAATCTCTAGAGATCGGAGAATTGGCGGACCTCATCAAAGAGATTTTGCAGAATCTCCTAAGAAACGAAATATGAGCTATTCCCAGAACTCCGAAGAACTGCACATCGCGCGAATCGTCGGCGATCAGCCCGGCCGCTTTCTCGATATCGGCGCGTACAATCCGAAACTGTTCAGCAACACGCGCGCGCTGTACGAGCGCGGATGGTCTGGCGTGATGGTTGAAGCGTCGCCCGGCCCGTTTATGGATCTACTGATCGAGTACGGCAAGTGTGACCGCGTCGAGCTCGTGTGTGCGGCCGTGACGGCAAAGCGTGGGCTAGTGCGCTTCAACCACAGCGAGGCTGGCGTCGGCACGTCGAACGAGGCTCACTACCAGAAGTGGCGCGACAAGGCAGAGTTCAGTGGGCGGTTCTTTGCTGCCGGCATTGCGCTGCAGGACTTGACGAACATGTTCGGGATAGACTTCGATTTCGTCAACATAGATATTGAGGGCGACTCGTCTGGACTGTTCCTGAATGCGCTGATCGACCACCGGCTGCGTCCGAAGTGCTGGTGTGTCGAGCACGACGGGCGGCAAGAGCAGATGACCAAAGCGGCGCTGCTGCAAGGCTACACGCAATATCACCTGAACGGAGAAAACGTGATCTACGCGAGGCAGAATGGCTAACGAGCAAGAGAAAGCGGCGATATCCCGCGTCATGAAGGACATCATCAGCCCGTGCGTGGTCGAACTCGGCGCGCGCACTGGCGAAGATGAGCCGTGGATCCGTGGATGCTGCCACGAGGATCCCTGCTATGTGATGGTCGAGCCGGACTTGCCGAACGCGCAGTTGATTATCGACCATCCGCGCGGCATCGACCGGAATCGCAGGCTGATTCTCGGCGCAGTGGCCGAGCGCGACGGCGAAGTACAGTTCCACGTGAGCTGGAATCCGGCAGACGGTTCACGAACGTCCGGCTCAATCCGGCAGCCGACGGGGCACCTAGCATATTACCCCAACACGGAATTTACTGGCATAAACATGGTTCCATGTTGGAAGCTCGACACGATCTTTAACAAAGAATGGCTGACGAAGATCGACCTTCTCTGGGTGGACATTCAGGGAGCTGAGCGCGACATGATCGCAGGCGGACAGGGTGCATTGCAGCGGACGCGCTTTCTGTTCATCGAGGTGGAATCGTCGGAACTCTACCAGGGGCAGGCGCTGCGCGAGGACCTTTTCCGCATGCTCCCATGCTGGCAGATCGTCGAAGACCTGGGGCAAAACGTGTTGCTTCAGAACGTCAATCCGATTGAAGGCCGGATATGAGCCAGGCCGGAATCGACCCGATGGATATGTTGATCGTCGTGATGGTGCTCTGCGCCGTCGTTCTGGCGCTGCTGCTGTGGAAGGGGATCGAATGAAAATCGTCGCGATCATGCCGGCGCGAAACGAGTCATGGATCATCGGACTGTCGGCGCGCGCGCTGCTTCGATGGGCAGACGAGTTGGTAATCCTCGACCACTGCTCCGACGATGGCAGCCGCGAACGCGAATGGGGGATCGCGCTTGAGTATCCCGGGCGGCTGACTGTGCTGACCGACAATGATCCGACATGGCACGAGATGGCACACCGGCAGAGGCTGCTGGAATGCGCGCGCGACCGTGGGGCGACGCACGTTGTCACGATCGACGCTGACGAGGTTGTCGCCGGAAACCTGATGCCGCACATGCGCGATATCGTCGAGGACCTTCCTCCCGGCATGGTCCTGCAACTTCCCTGGATCACGTGCCGCGATTCGATCTACCAGCAACACCGGTCTGGACTCTGGGCGCAGCAGCACGCGAGCGCCGCATTTGTCGATGACCCGGTACTGTGCTGGAAGCAGCGCAACGGGTACGACTTCCACCAGCGGGCGCCGATGGGACAGGCCGAGGTTCCGTTCAGGCCGATAACCCACGCGGGCGGCGGTATCCTGCACCTTCAGTACTCGAGCCGGCGTCGATTGCTGGCGAAACAGGCGCTCTACAAAATGACCGAGGTTATTCGCTGGCCCGGCCGCGATTCCCTTGCAGTCATCAATCAGCGGTACGATTGGTCCGTGTACGGCGCGCCGCAGAAGCCGGTCGGCGAGGCGGTGTTTGACTTGGCGCCGATACCGCTCGAATGGTGGGCCGGTTACGAGCACCTGATGCAATATCTGGACGTCGACGCTGAACCGTGGCAAGAGGCAGAATGCCGCAAACTCCTGGGGGTGTATGGTGGTGAGAAGTTCGCCGGGCTCGACTTATTCGGTGTCGTCTAAGAATTGCATCCGATGCGGTCACGACTTCATGACGTTCGCGCCGCGGTCGAATGTCTGCCAGCATTGCAGGAAGTTGCGCGCTCTCAGGCAGCCTCAATTGCCTCGACGCGGCGAAGCGCTGACAATGAGACAGCGCCAGATAACCGACGGAGTCAGCCGCGGGCTACGGAATAAAGAAATCGCCCACGAATTGCACATTACGGAAGGAACCGTCAAAGTATTCATGGGTCCGATATTCATCAAGGCTGGTGTCGATAATCGGACGGCGCTTGCTGTCTGGTGGCTGCATAAAAGTGACAATTCACCCCAAACAGCGTAAAATCTCGGCATGAGACGCCGCGTTATCAATTGGCTCGCCAGCGCATACCGCGCACTTCAGCCCGCACCAAACTATCGAGACGAGTACCGCGCGGCGTCGCAGGCTCTCGCCGAATCGCAGGCGAGAGAGGATCGACACCGCGCTGACTACATGGAGCGCGCCGCCGAACTGATCGAGGCGCGGCAGATGTCAGGCGCGGGCCCGTGGCTGGTGGCCGAATCCCGCGGCCAGGTGAACCAGCCCGGCGCCAATCTGCGTGAGGCGACGCCGTTGGATAGTCAGGGCGCGTACGGTGACATCGAACTCGCGCTCCAGAATGTCGAATGGCGGCGACAAGTCAATTTATCGTGGCTCGAGTTCTCGCGCTGGGGAATCCAGCAGATCATCCTGATTTCACGGCTCTACTACCTCAAGAACCCTATCTGCCGGCGACTGATCGACGTGTGCGCAGCGTACGTGTTTGCCCGGGGCGTGGAAGTGACCACCAACGATGACGCTGCAAACGATACGCTGAAGGAATTTTTCGAACGAAACAAGACCGATATGGGCCAGAATGCGCTCGTCGCCCAGGAGCGTTCGAAGGACACCGACGGTAATCTGTTCTGGGTGTTCTTCGCGGACACTGCTGACAAGGGGCTCGTCAGCATACGCACGATCGACGCGACCGAAATCTGCGACATTGTCTGCGATCCGGACGACTCGGATCAGCCCTGGTACTACCTTCGCCAGTGGGATCAGCGCAACTTCGACCCGGCAACGGGCGCGACTTCGATGCTGACGATGAAAGCATGGTACCCGGCCCTGGGGTATCAGCCGACGGCCAAACCGCCCGCTATCAACACTATTCCGGTGAAGTGGGACAACCCGGTGCTGCACCGGAAAACGGGCGCGGTCGCAAAGTGGCATTTCGGCTGTCCGCGGATCTACCCCATGCTGGACTGGGCCCGCGAGGCTCGCCGGTTTCTAGAAGCGTGCGCCAGCGTTCGGCAGTCGCTGTCTCAATTCGCGCTCACTCTCACCACAAAGGGCGGCCAACAGGCGCTTGAAGGCGTCAAAGCGCAGATGTCGACCACGGTCGGACCGACGGCGCAAATTTGGGATCAGAACCCGCCAGCCGGGCGCGGCTCGACGTTCGCATCCGGCCCGGGCACAAAGTTGGAAGCGTTCAAGACAAGTGGCGCAGGGTTCAGTCCGGAGGACGTTCGCCAATACAAGCTCATGTGCTGCATGGTGAAGGGCGTTCCAGAAACGTTTCTTGGCGACGTGAGTACAGGCAATCTGGCGACGGCGACCAGCTTGGATCGCCCGACGGAGACGGTATTTCTCGAGCTCCAGGAAGCATGGCGCGAAGACTTGGCGACCATCGCGGGTTACGTGCTGAAGGTCAGCCAGGGCGCACCGTCCGGCGCGCTGAGGGAATCGGCAAAGCGGCTACAAGCCGGCGCGCAGTTCCGCATCGTCGAGTGCAAGCGAAAAACTCGCAAGGACGGCCGACAAGTATACGAAGCGATGAAGCCGTCCGTTGATTCCGGCGACGTCGAGATCCAGGTAAACTTCCCCGCGATTCGAGAGGGCGATATCCCTGCGCTGGTTCAGGCGACCGTCGAAGCGATGACGCTGGGGAACAAGTTCGGGCAGGTGGCCGGTATCGACGAGAAGACCGGAGTCAAACAGCTTTTCGACTACCTGGGCGTTGAAGACGGCGAAGCGATTGCCGAGGAAATGTACCCCGAAGGAACCTACGAATCCGACCGGCAGGCGCAGAAAGACGCGGCGGCAGAGGAACAGGCAAAGATCGCAGCCGCAATGCCGCAACCTGTCGCGGCAGGTGCGAAGGCGCCCGTCAAGAAGATCGGCGAGGCGGCGAACCGTCTGATGCGCGCGCTGGCACTCCTAGAACGAAATGGGCATGAGGAAACGATTGCAAAGTAGTGTCCATTTGACGGATACTTTAGGCATGAATGCGAAGGTCCATTTCAGTTCGGCGTCCGATAGATGGGCAACTCCGAAAGATACATTTAACGCTCTCGATAAGGAGTTTGGATTCAATTTCGATCCGTGCCCACTTGACGGGACAGGAAACGGACTGGCCACCTTGTTCATGTCGTGGCGCGGGAAAAGAGTGTTTTGCAATCCACCGTATGGCCCTGGAATGGATCGCTGGCTTACGCGCGGGGTAGATGCTGAACTGGCGGTGTACTTGATACCGGCTCGCACTGATACTCGATGGTTTCACGATATCGTGATGCCTAACGCGCGCGAGATTCGTTTTATCCGTGGCAGGCTTAAGTTTGGAGAAGCTACGAACAGTGCTCCGTTCCCAAGTATGGTTGTAATCTTCGGGGAATGATGGACATAACCGAGAAGCTGAAGACGTTGAATCCGCTGGACATGGCCGAACCTGACGACTGCTGCGGCCGCGCGCTGTCGAAAGCGCTGGGTTCTGGTTCACTGAAGCAGAAATCCGAATGGACGCACGAGAAATGCGGCTGTCTCTGGCAGGCGCGACAGATGTCGGACGGATCGCGACATTGGTACCCGGTGGTCGAAGTATGGATAATCTAGCCGACGCCGCAAACGACCTTGCCGCACTGCTGGAAGCTGCCGCGCCGCGCCAGGGGCTGAAGCATCCATCTCACGCGCGCGTCGTCGCACCGGCCCGGCGAAAGGTCGAGCGCGTCATCCGGCACTACTTCCACCGGCAGATGGTCGCGCTGCTGGTAGAGATCAAGCCGAAGCTGTCGCAGGTGTTTTCTAAGGAAGCATTCCCCGGTTTCGGTTTTACGGTAGTCAAGGAAGCTTCTGGCGGTGGAACCATTTTCGCCCACACCATCCTGCCGACGAGCATCGCGCCGTTACGCTTCCCCGTAACGTCAATCGAAACCGAAGAGTTCAACGATGCGATCAAGCAGGCGATCATCGGCGCCGCGGCTTCACTGAAGGTCGGCGCCCTGGTGGTTGACGATGCGGCTGCCCGATGGCTGCGCGACAATTCACTGACGAAGCTTACTGGCGACTTCAGCACCACCAGCATAAACCGGCTGCGCGACGCGGTCGCCGAAGCCTGGGACCAGGGCGGCAGCTTCGATCAAGTCGTGAAGGCGATTCAGGACACCTTCGCCGACTTCTCCGACAAGCGCGCCGCGATGATCGCCCAGACGGAAGTCAACGACGCCTACAACCGAGGGCGCCTCTATACCGCGGTTCAGGCTGGCTTCGATCAGAAAGCGTGGGATCCCGACGGTGAGGCTTGCCCGATCTGCATGGACAACGTTGACGCGGGGTTCATCGGGATCGATGAGGAATTCCCATCGGGCGATTTCGCACCAACGGCGCACCCGAATTGTGATTGCAGCATTGATTTCCAGAAGGGCGTGGAATAATCTGGTGCGGTGACTCTGGCGCAGTACGCTATCGCACGGCACAAGCTCCAGCTCGAGCAATTGCAGGAACGGCGCCCGCTCCGGAAGCCAGAGCAAGACCGG